ACCGCATGACCCTGACGCCCTGCAGCATGGCTGACCGACCCATCGAACCCTCCCTGAGAGGGCTCATAAATTCGGTCAAACCTCGTGCTACCTACGTCGGTCAAATCTCGTGCTCTCGACACCTCCCCTTGGTTTGGGCTTGACGAACCGGCAAAAAATTGACACACGTTACAAAAGCTCGAAGAGTGACACCCCCGCGGCCAACGGCCGGCGGGGTTTTTTTGTGCCCCACATATCCCCGCCTCCCCCCCTTAGGTTCTCCCCGGCCCCGACCAAATGCGGGGAGAAAAGCCCCGGAAAGACCGTAGGTCGTTGATTTTTTATGAGGTTGACTTTGGTTGACCAGTTGACGCGCGGGTTGACGGACGCGCCGAAAATCGAGGTTTGGCCAGTTGACCGGCCAAAGCCATACGAGCGGAACGCCCGTACGCACCCTGGAAAGCAGCTTAATCAGCTGGTGGCGTCGTACCGGCAGTTCGGCATTTGCGCGCCAATCCTCGCCGACTCGAGGGGCGTGATCGTGGCTGGCCATGGGCGGCAGCTGGCGGCCAAGAAAGCGGGGCTGACGGAAGTCCCGGTTATCATGCTCCGGCATTTGAGCGAGCACCAAGCGCGGGCCTATCGCATCGCCGATAATCGCATTGCCGAGGCGTCGCGGTGGGACAAAGACCTGTTGGTCGATGAGCTTGCTCGATCTCGACCAACCACCGCCGGTCGAAGTCTGGGCACGGAACCGAAAAGCCCATTGAATGTATGCGGCGGCCAATCGAGAACCATACACTCGTTGGGGAAGCGGTTTATGAGCCGTTCTCAGGGTCTGGAACGACTATTTTGGCCGCTGAAGAGGTAGGTCGGGTCGCCTACGCGGTCGAAATTGCACCGGCCTATGTCGATGTTGCCGTTGCCCGGTGGCAAACCGCGACCAAGCGCGCGGCGACCCTGGCTGGCGACGGTCGGCCGTTCAGCGAGATTGCGGCGGAACGGATTGGGGCCGGGGGGTGACGATGGCCGGGGTCTCCCAAGTCGAGTATGCCCGTCACATCGGGAAGACCAGGCAGTACGTCAACAAGCTGGTCAAAGACGGGCGGATACCGTTGTTGCCCGACGGTCGGATCGATCCGGAAGCCGCGGACGCGGCGTGGAAGGCGGTGGCTGATCCGTCGCGGCGGCTCGGCCCGGCGGCGCCTGAGCCGCCGGACGATGACGACGGAGACGGGGAGAGCGGCGCCGGGCCGGGGGCGCGGGGGCCGGTCTTTGCGCGGGAGCGGGCCGAAGCGGCGGCGGTCGATACCAGGATCAAACGGCTCGATTTGGCCGAGCGGCTCGGCCAGCTGGTCCGCAAGGATGAAGTCGAACTCGACGCGTTTTCGGCGGGGCGGGCGGTCCGCGATCGGCTGATGACGCTGCCTTTGTTGGTAGCGGGTCGGCTGGCCGGGATGGGCGACGAAGCCGAAATCAGCCGGTACCTGAGAGCGGAAATTGGCCGCGCGCTCGAGGATGCCCAAAAGCAAATCGCTGAAGGTGATCCTGGCGATGACGACAGCATATAGGATGTCTTACGCCAAAGGGTTGAAACCAGATCCGGTTGACCTCAAGGTGTCGGAGTGGATCAACGGTCGGCTGGTGCTGGCGCCGGGGGTGTCTCCGGTGCCGGGGAAGTGGTCCAACCTGATCATGCCCTATCTCGTTGAAATCATGGATTGCCTCATGTCGTCCCACCCAGCCCTAACGGTAACGATTATGAAGGGGGCGCAATCCGGCGGCTCTCAGGTGATCTTAAATTTCTTGGCTTATCTGGTAGCAAATTGTCCAGGTGCGACAATGATTGTTCACCCAACGGTCGAAGCGGCCAAGTCTTGGGTCAAGGAAAAACTCGGGCCGACAATTGAGGCAAACCGGTTTTTATCTGACAAGATTAGGGGCCGCAAAAGCCGTGACGCTGGTAATACGGCCGGATACAAGCGCTTTCCCGGCGGGTTTATGGTCATTGCCGGCGCCAATTCAGCCCCGGGTTTGCGGCAAAAATCAATCCGTTATTTGATCAAGGATGACAACGACGATTTCCCCTTGTCGTTGGGGAAACAGGGTGACCCTGACGAAATGGCGAATGCCAGGCAGATGGCGTATCTTGCCACCCACACGGCTAAACGACTGCAAGTATCCACGCCGACCAACAAAGGACAGTCCCGAATTGGGCGGGCGTATGAGGCCTCTGACCAGCGGCGCTATTTCGTGCCCTGCCCCCATTGCGGGTATCGGCAGGTACTCCGGTTCTTTCCGAAGACTTGGGAACCCTTTGCTGGCGGTCTGCGGTTCAACAAAGAGCCGCCGTGGCAGGCACATTACGTGTGTGAAGATTGCGGTTGCGTCATCGAGCATTGGCATAAGGGGGCAATGCTCGAGGCGGGGCGGTGGGTCGCGACCAAGCCGGGGCCGGGGCGGGAGCCTGGGTTTGCCCTTAATACCCTCTACTCGCCGCTGACCGCTTGGGATGATATCGCAAAGGCGTTTTTTGAAGCCAAGGACAGCCACCAAAAGATGAAGACCTTCACCAATCTGTGGTTTGGTGAGGAATTGGAAGATGAGGGCGAGGCGCCAGACTGGGAATTACTTATGAAAGCCCGGATGGACTATCGGCTGGGGCAAGTACCTCCCGGGGTTCTGTTTCTGACTATGGCCGTCGATGCCCAACGAAACCGCTTGGAGTGGGCGGTGTACGGCTGGGGCATTGGCATGACCTCGTACCTGATCGATTGGGGCGTGATCGCGGGTGACCCTCAGGACGATGAGGTCTGGCGCACACTGGATACCGTACGGGCGGGGACGTACCGGACGTGGCGAGGTCGGGACTTGGCGGTGCAGGCCTGTGCGGTCGACAGCGGCGACGGTGCCGCTACCCACCGCGTCTATCTGTACTGCCGGCGGGCCGAGACGCTGTTCGCGATCAAGGGATCGTCGGACCGGCTGGCTCCGCCCATCGGCAGCCCTAAAGCAATGGACATCGCCTGGGACGGTCGGCGGATCAAAGGCGGGTGTTTGCTGTGGTCCATCGGTACATGGGGCCTGAAAAGTCAAGTCTACGGCGCCTTGCGCCGCACGCTCAAGGCGGCGCGATCGTCTTCGGAGCCGCCCCTAGGGCGGATGGTATTTCCGGCCGGGGTTGATGAGGATTTTTTCCGGCAATTGACAGCCGAGGTCCTGGTCACCGATCCGGAAACCGGCAAGCAACAATGGAAACCTCGCCCCGGGCAGGAGCGGAACGAACAGCTGGACATGGCGGTCTATGCCCGGGCGATGGCGATCCACCTGGGCGGAGATACCCTGACTGGCGACCAGTGGCTGGCGCTGGCAGCCCAGATGGATGAGCCGGCGGACGATATCCAGCGCTCCCTCGAGCGGCTATGGCAAAGCCGTCTTGCCGACGACGACACCGAGGAACAGCCGTCGGAACCGGCGGCGGAGACCATGGCCCAAGCAACGTGGATCGATCCCGAGCACGTTGGTGGCTGGTTTGGGAGGTAAGAGCAATGGCGGTTACTTATCAGCAGTTTGAAGCCCTGCAAGCGGCGCTGGTTGCCCCGGAACAGACGGTCGAAGACAACGGCCGGCGCGTCACCTACCGGCCGTTTAAGGAGCTGGCCGGGATGGCGGGGTATGCCGCCAATGCCCTGTCGGCTCAGGCCGGCGACGACGCGACCACTCAAAGCGTGGTCGCGTCGTCGCGTGACTGAGCGATGGCGAAATGACGCTATCACTCAGTCACGCTAGATCGCTCAGGCGGCTTGCTGGCGCAAGCTATCCAGGCCGATGCGGGCCAGGGTGATGGTTTTGGGGATCGGATAGCGGCCGGCTTCATAGTAGGCGATCATACGCATGCTGATCCCCAAGGCTGACGCGGCGTCCTCTTGAGTAAGGCCGCGGGCCTTACGCCAGTCGTGGAGCTGGGCGGCTTCCTGCTCCACGCCCAGCGACCACAGAGCACCGGCGCAAATCTCAGTGTCGTCGGTCCAACCGGCCGACCTGCGGCCTTCGCCAATCTGGATGGTGTCGAAGACACCCGCGGCGGTGATTGCGTCCATCCCGGGGTGGTCGGCGATGAAGGCGCCGAGGTCGATGGTGTGCTCGGTGCCGTCGTCCCAGATGACGCAGATCACCGGGGGGCTTGCGGCGGTGACCGCGGCAATCTGGGGATGGGTGGGGTGGATGGGCTTGGGCTTGCGGCCGGCCATGGGGGGTCATCCTTTCCGGTTCAGGGCGTTCCACACGGCGGTGATCTCGCTCCGGTTGGCCGTTGCCCAGTCGAGCGCTTCCCGGAACTTGCGGGCATCGCCCTGGCAAACGGTCATCTCGGTGAGGTCGACCACCGCTTCGGTTTCGTCGGTGCCGATCACATGGAAATGCGGGGGCGCGTGATCCCGAAAAACCGCGATCCGGCAGTTTTTGAAGCGCTTGATCGTGGTCATGGCGGCGGGCTCCCCGTTGTCGTGAGGACAGAATGCTGCAATGGTTGCATGTTGTCCAGCAAAATTATGCAGCCATTGCATATTTTTTGCGTTTTAACGCTTTCGCGTTTTCGCGCTAATGCGCTTTCGCAATGTCACACAAAAGGGGGCAGGGGATGGAGATCGTCGGCGGAATTCCGCGGGAACTGTCAATCGGGCAGATCGTAAACTTTGTGCTGCCGAAGGGCGCCTTCCCCCGGGAGGGCGAGGTTCGGCCGGCGATCGTGGTGCGGGTGATTGGCCCGGTCCCGTGTGTTGCCACCGGGAACTTTGGGAGTCGAGGGTACTGACGCTGCGGGCCGCGCCGTGCCGGGGATGATGGTCTTTACCCCGGCCGCGGTGCAGCGGGCAGCGACCCTCCACCGTCACCGACATCGGCGCTTCGCTCGGGCTATGGGCAGCCAGCGGCAAGGGCGCGACCACCGCGGCCGGCACCGCCGCTGCTCGCTATGCCGATGCTGCCAAGGTGGCGTTGGGACAGGCCAAGGCTGCCGTGATGGACGGTACCGCCGCTCTGACCACGCTGGCTACTGGCAGTGAGGCCACGGCAGCCAAAGCCGGCGCCGTCCTGGCTGGTTACGGTGACGCCGCTGCTGCTGCTCTGGCTCGGGTCCGGGGTGCCGTAGATCAGACGCTGGCGGCGTGGCGCGGGCCGGAGCCGGTAGCGCCCTTGGTCGATCGCTTGGCGGCGCTGGGGGCGGACGCCAACGTTGCTGCCGCGTTGCACGAGGTTGAGCAAGCCGGGCTCTCTGCGACCAAGTCGATTGCAGCGCTGCGGGCCGAGCGGGTGCTGGCGTCGGGCGCTGCGACGCTCGAAGAACAGGCTGAAGCGCATATCGTTCGTATGCCTCCGGGGAAGGCCGCCTTCCGCAGCGGTTCTGACGCGCGGTAGATTTGGAGCCCTGCAAGCAGTGTCGTTTGCAGCGCTGCAAGGGACGGTGCTATGGCGCGGGTCGAG